GGCCATCTCGAAAAAAACGGAATTCACTTTGTAGAAATGATCCCAAAACTCTTTGATATCGCTGGGAGCCATTTCTACTAGATCTTCCATAGTAACATTTGAGGCAAGCGGGAGGACTTTGTCTGCGAAGATGGAACGTAACGCATCAAAGTCATCACCTGCCGTTTGGACATCGTCTTGCACGAGGCCGATAATTTGCTTCACAGTTAATTCGGTAACTGTAAAGCTCTTATCATATCCCTCGATTTTAAAGGTCTCCGTTTTACGCGCCATAATAACCTCCGTTCGCTGCGTACGAAATATTACCTTTTACGACTATACAGTCGTTGTTGTGGTAGTAGTTGTGGTTGTAGTAGTTGCCTCCGTAACTGTAAAGTACGGGCTTGATGCATGGTTCGCGACATCAGATAAACCCTCACCGGCAAAGCTCATCACCATCCACTCATCACCAATTAATTGCAATGCACCGTTCGGCGTTAACGTAACCTTCCAGAACTCCCATGTCTGGTTGGGGCCGATGGGATTGTCGCTCACAAACTTGAGCGCATACTCCTTGTTGGTACCTTGCAAGGCCGAGACAATATTACCGCTAACAGTGCCCATAAGAAAAATGGCAAGGTTCGTGGCGGCGATTTCGTCGCAGTCAAAATTGATTGTATATTCAGTTTGGATGATTGGGTTTTTATCTTTTGTTCGAAAACCAGCTTGGGAACTGTAATGTGCAAGGCGCTCGACAGTCGGCTCAACTTCAATGCTGGTACAATTACCGATTGCAGTGTCGACAGTTGCCGGAGGTGTCGCGCCGGACCATTCAGCAATATACAGCTTCCCTTTTCCAATCGCATAGTTTTCTGTGCTTGGGGGAGTCGGCATTATTAAATCCCTCCTATTAGATGTTTATATTTGATAGTAGCAGTTAATTTGAAGGCGACAAAGGGAGGCCAATACTGCGGATCTTCCGTAAATACTAAGGAAGTGCTAATAGCCAGATTATTGACTGTTTGGTCTGCATGTAACACAGCCCATAAATCATCAGCCAAATTACTGACCAAAGTATCTTCATCCTCATTGGCCATGCCGTAAACAAAGAAATCAACTTGTAGATCTGAAACAAATAGATCGGCACCTCCCGGAGCACGTCCTTTAATATGCTCCAGAGGTTGCGGGAGCCTGCCAACTATGGCGACAACTGGAAACTGCGTAACCGCGAATTCTTTTAACTTCGCATAAGACTGTTTCGTTCTGCGGACAGTGCTAATCGCCTCCACATCACTAACAGTTGAAACCAGTTGAACCAATATTCTTTCTCGCAGGCTATTAGCAGCCATGTCAATCTCCTATTATACGGCCGATATACCTTTCTGTCATTTCAACAATCTTGTTAACGTCACCTTCGCTCATTCCGAAAAAATTTCTGTCCTCATTTAGGTAATAAGCTTTTAAGGGATTAGCGACTCCACTGGGATCTGTGGTATTCATAAAAAAGATCCTTGCCTGCCGAGCGGTTGCTTCATACGTCATTGCAGACATCATGGAACCAGTAAAAAACAAATTTGGCGTTGTCGACCTTCCGGACTCTTCGCGAAACAAGGCATAAGCCGCACTATACGGCGTAAATGGCCGCTCGTTTTTGTCAACACCCATGGCAGTGCGGATATCAATTTGAGACTTAACAAATGCACCAATCTCAGCAAATAGGCTTTCTGCAGTATCTAAGCCATCCGCAATATCCCTGAGTGTCCGCCTAACAGGCCCGACGTTTACAAATAACGGTTCGGCCATCATACCCTCTGCGTTCTGCGGTACCGAGGCAACAAACGTTCGTCATCCTCAATGGTATCGCTATCGTCCCAATCGTAATTCACTCCAAGAGACAGAATAAGGTTCAGCTCCTCTTTGTACATTTTACCAAAGAGCTTCATTTCCCTTTCATAGCCATCCGGTTCAGGCGAATCCTTCATTAAAAACAAATACGCCAATTCAAGTGTCTTGTAACATGCCACTCTTACCAGTTGCGCCGCGTCGCACTTATCAGCATCAAATGGTGTAGACCGGAAGTTTATGCTATGTTCTGCGGCCACCTCATTATACCAGCGAGACTCCAAAATCCTGTCGATCTGGGCTTTGGCTTCTGTATGCTGTGTATTCCAAGAGGCGACACCAAGCTCAAGGATATTAGGACGGATTTTCACTAAATCCGGATCGGTAGAATAATTCGCCATGACACACCCTTTTTATTTTGCTCGTCCCTTTAGAGAACGGGAAGCAGCTTTTTTGGATGCCGTCGACTTGGTTGACTTCTTTTTCGTAGAAGCTTTTTTCTTAGCCGGTTTCTTTTCTTTTGCTTCAGGCGTCTCCGGAGAATCAGTACCAGTGAACGTCTCTTCGGTCTCCGGTTTTACTTCTTTCTCATCCTCATCGTCTTCAGCAGAACCGGCTTGCTCCTTTGCATAAGCGCCAGCCAGTGGGACATCCGGACTTGCAGCCGGTTGAATGGGTGGGTCAGGCAGCGGAGGCGGTGCATCGGCACTAATATCAACCTCTACATATCCCAAACCCAAAAGCTTCTTGGCGACGTCTTGATCCCTTGTAACAAACTGACCATTGACAAATTCGGCAAGTGCTCTATCATTTCCAGCATCCCAAACAACCGTGGGCAAGTTAGCTCTATAAAACTTTCTTTTTCGTCCTTCTGTCATTACAACGTCCTCCTATTCAACTTCACAACTCGGTTTAATAAACTATTAAGCGGTTGTGGTTGTGGTGGTGGTTGTGGTGGTGGTGGTCGTGGTCGGCCATGTCAACAGGTTATTGTTGACATAGGAAAAATATTCCCTCATTTTCGGAGGGACGGCCGGGTTCTTCTCCACAAAGTTTTTTACGTCTTCTTTGTTATACCTGAAAGCCATAATCAGAATCCTCCTTTCTTCAAAATGTGAATGCCATTACTACCTAGAGCAATGACTAGGAGGTGGCCAGACTGGTGATGGTTCCGTGGTACTCCTCCGGTCCATAATCCAATCCAATCTGTCCGTAAATCTGGCCCTTTTCACTGGCTCCGGTCTTGGCAAGCTCTTCATAGAACAGAACACCTTTTTCCGGGACCGCCAGGAACACTGGGGAACAGAACGCCAGATCGGCGATCAACAGAGTAGCAGCTGGGACATTGGGAGCCCATACAATACCAAGGACGGCGAAGTCCGTTTCGATCTGTTTGATATTGTAACCACCGACATTTCTGTCTTGGGGCGCATACCCGTAAATATCACTCAGCTTCTGTTTTTGGAAAGCATTGCAGAAGATGACCGGGTTGACAAACTCAGCGCCATTAGAGGCCATGGTCCGGAGCAACTGGTCCACCAAAGCCTTAGACAAGGCAGCGGCAGCGGCGTTCACGGTATTGGTTGTGCAGGCGGTAATAATCCCGCGGTTCTTTGCGGCGACATTTGCCGCTGTGGCTTGCTGGTATGCACCATTAAGAAAGGTGTAATCGACATTGACAGAAATTTGCCGCATATGAGCAGAGATTTGAAAGTCCCTCTCATTCTGTACGGGCTGACCGTCGTTAATGTCGACAAGGCCTGTGGTAGCATCAGCGGTGACTTGACCTGTGACAGACTGTTTTGCGTAAGATACGCTTACCTGTCGCTGAAAAATCTGGACAGTATTAACATCCTGATCACGTACATAGGTCCATGGGTTTGGGGCGGTGAGAGAAGCGGTCTCTGTAATTTCAGGCTGAGAAGCGGCCTCCAGAGCCCAGGGCTGTGCCAGCGGAAACTGAAAATCTCCAACGGTCCGGATTCGTCCGCCTTGCAGTCCACCAATCATGTTAAGAAACGGCGTCTTGTTTGCGCCGATAAGATACAGCTCGCCTGTATAGTTAGGGCAATTCCAAACGGTCGCTGCAGCATTTACATTCGCCATAATAAAAATCCTCCATTAAGTATAGGGTTTTTATGCAGCGGCTTTCTTTTGCTTTAGATCGAAAATACGGTTCTTAAGAGCAACCATTTGTTTTCCGTCACCAGCCTCTTTAGCCGCAGCATACTGCTCTTCCAGCTTTTTGAGGTCGGCATCAGTACCAAATTCATCATCGCCTTGTCCACCACCAGCACCAGAACCTTTTTTGCCTCCACGAATTAATGCATCCTTTTGTGGGTAGGCTTCCCAAATAACAGCCATGGCCTCATCAAAGCCTGCGATCTCTCCCGGGTTCTGCCGGGACAAAATGGGATCGTTATTCTTGTCATAAGCCACTAGGCTCAATTCACCGCTGTTATTGTCTTCCTCTACCCGGAAGTATTTTCCAAAGTAGGTCTCAGCCATATCAGGCGGCAGAATTGTTTTCGGGTTTGTTCCGCTAAAAAATGGTGATGTCGCAAAACGGTTGGAGACCATAAGAGTTCGAATCTGTAGATCTTTCTTGTTGATCGTTCCCTTGTAATCGTCCTCTTTAGCTGTAAAGCTTCTTTTCAAATTGCTCTCTTGCTCCTCGTAAGCACTCTTCATTTCGCTTTTCAGCTTCTCGACTTTTTCGGCTTTCATCCAAT